TCTCCAACACGGCGACACTGCCCAACATCATCCCGGCCAACATCACCCCCAATAACGGTTCCTCCCCACCATGGATGGCAATAAGCTGACCGCATTTAAAGAAGGTTTGGTAGATATTCGTGTATCAGTTGCCCGCTGAGAATAGAACATTAGGTTGGGGGATCCTTGATTGGTCTACTAAATGGATTCTCCAACCTGACGGACCTGATGCCGGACAGCCGTGGCGATACACGGACGAACAAGCCAAGATGGTTCTTGTCTGGTATGAGATAGACGAGACTGGTAGGTTTGTCTATAGGCGTGGCGTCATACGCCGAATGAAAGGATGGGGAAAGGATCCTATGTTGGCGGCATTGTCTCTAGTCGAGGCGTGCGGCCCTTGTAGGTTTAGTCACTTTGATCCTGAAACTGGGCTGCCTATAGGTAAGCAGCACCCCATGCCTTTGATCCAGATAGCGGCAGTCTCCGAGGAGCAGACTGGCAACACTACGACCTTGTTTCCGGGGATGATTTCTGCGGCATTCAAGAAAGAGTACAAAGTTGATTCGGGCAAAACAATCATCTACGTTCGAGGAGGTAAGGGCGTTATTAAGGCGGTCACGTCTAGCCCTAGAGCACTCGAAGGCCCTCGCCCCTCTTTCTGTGTACTCAATGAAACTCACCACTGGCTGCAAAACAACGAGGGTGTTGAGATGGCGAGAGTCATCCGGCGCAATCTGGGCAAGGCCCGAGATGGCGCTGGGCGCTCATTGGAGATCACGAATGCTCATAAACCGGGAGAGGGATCGGTAGCTGAGGCTACATATACCGCCGTTCTAGAGGGTGATGTTGCCGGTGTTTGGTACGACTCCCTAGAGGCGCCTGAAGTTAAAGACATAACGGACCACGATGAGGTAACAGCGGCCATCAAGATAGCCAAAGGCGATTCGTACTGGGTGGATGAGGAGCGCTTGTATCAGGAGATTCAAGACCCTGAGACCCCCGAGTATGTCGCTAAGCGATTCTATTTCAATCAGGTAGTTCTCGTGGACATCGACCGATGGCTACCACAAGGTCTTTGGGCCACGTTAGCCAACCAAGATGGGTACCATATTCCCCAGCATAATCGTGTCGTTTTAGGGTTCGATGGATCGTTCGATGGGGACGCTACTGCGCTAGTTGCGGTTACTGTAGACAGGCCAGTGCCGTTTGTTGAGTGTGTTCGTATATGGGAGAAGCCATATAAGGACAACGAGTGGCGGGTTCCACGAGTTGAAGTCATGAATGAGCTGCGCCGGGTGTGCGGCTACTGGCAAGTAGTTGAGGTTGCCGCTGATCCGAAGCTATGGGTATCTGACCTAGAGGTACTCCAGGACGAAGGCCTTCCTATTGTTGAGTTTCCTCAGCGTGGCGCTCGCATAATCGAGTCCACACAGCGCCTTTATGAGGACATTCAAAGGGGATTATTGGAGCATGATGGTGACCCTACGCTGGCTAAGCATATGGCGAATGCCTGGGTAAAGGATCCGCTACAGCCCAGAATCCAGAAGGTCAATCAGAAGTCCACAGGTTACGTGGATGGGGCGGTGTGTGTAGTGATGGCGCTGCAAAGAGCAAAGGAAATCGCCTTGGAACAGCAGTATGTGGATGTTACGTTCCTCGAAGACTATGCTGAGCCCGAGCCTGAGGATCCGTACGAGGGGCTCTATATGCGAGCACCGAAGATTCTCACTGAGGCCGATTACCTCACTCCCAATCAGTTTCAATAAAAAATGAATCTATCTAGTAGTGAAAGGTCATGCCCGTGATCCCCAAGATATTTCATCGAACAGTACGTACACCAGGTCTTGAGCCATATGAAGGCTATTGGCGCAAGTTTCAAGAGATGCATCCCGACTGGGAGTTTGTGACCTATACCGGTGGGGGTATACTTCACAGTGGTTTAGTAAGGCTTTTGGGCCTCATTGAGCGTGGTGGTATCTATGTAGACTGGGATGTCGAGCCCCTCTGCTCATGGGAACCATTGCTAAGTTATACAGGCTTTGCAGCCCCAGACTATGGTGGTATAGTGCTCGACGCTGTGATTGGCGCAATACCTAATCATCCGGCCCTACGTTTGTGCTTATATACGGCTATGACTCGGATTGCTAACGGTGGTACGGCCATGGATGCCGGTGTGTACACAGTGAATGATATTCTGTCTGCTTGGCCCGGTTGGACTCTGTTACCTACTAATACCTTTTATCTAAAGGATTGGAGAAACCCTTATAGAGTTCTAAAGGATTTTTCTGGGTTTCCTGATGCGTATGGTGTGCATCATTCCGCTGAATCGTGGTTTAGTGATCCAGAGAGGAATGGCTATGTCTATTCCTAAGATTTTTCATAGAACCATTAAAGGGTATCCGGTACCTGAGAAGTATGAAAAGTACTGGACACAGTTCAAATGGCTGCATCAAGACTGGGAGTTTCACACCTATACGTGTCCCGACATCTTCATGTCGGATCAGGTGCGGTTGTTGGCAGTTATTCACTTCGGTGGTATCTATGTAGACTGGGATGTCGAGCCCATGCGCCCGTGGGATTCGCTCTTGAACTACAAGGCGTTTGCCGCTCGGGATCGAGGCTGGTTTACTGGGGACCCACACCCTATTTTAATGAACGGTGTATTTGGCGCTGAGCCTGGTAATCAGGCACTAAAGCAGTGCTTAGAGTGGTCCATTAGTCTTGACAACGCAGGTAGTTCAGTACAGGACGCCGGGTGTGGGGCATTCAATGCTGCGATATCACAAGATTCAACATGGGCAATCTTGCCTACTGAGTCCTTCTACCCTTACGATTGGAAGGAACCTGAGCGGGAATCTGAGGACTTCTCGACTAATCCTATGTGCTTTGGTGTGCATCATTGGGCAACGTCTTGGCGTGGTCAGCCGAGGGGGATCTAATGAAACCGCCCGGAATCTCATTCATAGTTCGTTGTCGGAACGAGGAAGCCACTCTAAGGGAATGTATAACATCACTTGATAAGCTGGTTGTCCCTTATGAGATAGTTGTTGTGTTGCATTTATGTATGGACGACAGCTACAAGATTGTGGACGAGTTGGCTAATACTTCTCCGATTCGCATACTTCACTGGGACACCGAAGTATCTCGGGCTGGATATGAGACACTTATCACACCTAAAGATGATCCGCATTCGATCATGACCTACTACAACTACTGCTTTGCACAGGCTACATACAGTTGGACAATGAAGTGGGATGCCGACATGGCAGCCACGCCGGAGCTGATTGCCGAGTTGAATGAGCTTAACTTGACTCCTGATCGTGCCACAGTCTGTAAGATTCCGTGTCGACTAGGGGATGGTGTATGTAATGTTGAGCCCTATTTGACCAACTGTACTGTGGGCTTTGGCAAGCATGTGTTTTGGGAGGTTCCGCTCTATAGCACTGACCCGTACTATTGGACATTACATGGTGAGATACAGTCAATAGACAACTCAGTGCTTAAGCCATATTGGCGTGGCTCACCTTGGTTTGAGCTGTGTGGGCGCATGGATCTATTGCGCAAGTATGTGGACGCTGTTCATATTCTTGGTGATGAGCCAATCGGTATGGCCCGAGCGTCAAACCCGGCATGTGATGCACCCTTGAGGCTAGCCCATGTTAAGGAACAAGAGTTACGTGACCGAGGAATCAATCTCTATCAGTAGGAGCCCGCAATGTTGACATTTCGCCAATGGCTGAAGTTGCCCGAGTTTCAGCGCCCCGCCAATAAGTTGCCAGTGAACATCGGCCAGTACATCGAGGTTGCCGGGGCGGCTATGCTCACCACTGGGGTATACCTCATTGCTGGGTTAGGAGTAGCGTTGATAGTTGGAGCGGCGTGCCTTATTACCGCCGCTGAGTTTATATACGGGAACCCGGTATACGTAACGTTACCTCGTAACCCGCATCCTATTCGACGGGTAAAGAAGTGGCTTAAGAGATGACAATACGACAGGCGCTAGCTCAGCAACAGCAACGAGGTATGCCCTTATCCGCTGGTGGGTGGGGCGGCTGGCTTAGTGATCCCGCAGCAATCCCGCCCCCATCAGTATACAACCAAGCTGTTTCGGGCGTTATTGTCAATGAACGCTCAGTGTTGGGGCTCATGACTGTGGCTTCATGTCTACGAGTACTTGGTGATGCCGTAGGGGGACTACAGGTCCATGTCCATCGACAACAGGGAAATAAGCGTTCGTATAAGGATCCCGAGGTAGATCCGCCTGACGTGGTGATGGATCCGTGTGCTGACATAGACCGGGAGCAAGCGGACTTTAATCTCATCATGTCACTTGGACTCAGTGGCAATGCTTATTTTCATACTGTTGACCGGGCGGGTCAGTTTGAGATGCCGACACAGGTCGAGATCCTAAATCCGACCCAGATGCGGGTGAACATTGAGAAGGGCTTTAAGCAGTATCGGATTGGGTCGGATATTGGCCCGATCATTCCGGCTAGAGATATCGTCCATGTGCCATGGATGTCTATGCCACAGGGACTTGTTGGCTTGAATCCTATAGAGATTGGTGCTCTAGGCTTTGGGCTTTCTGTTGCTCAGCTTGAGTATGCTTCTCGGTTCTATGCACAGGGTATGTCTCCCTCAGGTATGTACTCAACTGACAAGCCTATGAAGCCTGAAGATAAAGAGCGCCTTGTCAAAGAGATCATGACCAAGCACGGTGGACTTGCTCAGTCACATGTGCCTATGATCCTCGACTCGAACGCTAAATGGCAACAGATATCAGTTAACCCGGCAACAGCCATGTTGCTTGAGTCTCGGGCTTTTTCTCGGTCCGAGCTGTGCGGGTTCTATGGGGTGCCGGGGCACCTTGTTGGTGACATATCTGCGGGCGGATCTGAGGTTTATGGTAAGGGCCTTCAGGAAATGGTGATAGGGTTCGCCCTGTTCAGCCTGTCCGGTTATACTCGTCGTGTTGACCGTATGTACACGGCTTTGCTTCCGGCAGGGTATTATGTTCGTAGGAACGTATCGGACCTGTTTAAGACGAATGACCAAATGCTCGGGCAGTACATCAATATGCTTCGGCAGGCGGCTGTAGCTACACCTAATGAGTGTCGTGAGTTTCTGCACCTTCCGGTTTCTAAGGAAACTGGCGCAGACAGTCTTTGGGGACCGATCAACTCGGCTCACTCTGACTTCATGGTTACGGGTGGTGGTGCTCTTGCTGCTAATCAGCAGGACGCAGATACGGGGGCGGCTGCTAACGCCCCTCGCACGCCGGGTAATGAGCCGACAAATGTTTATGCCCAGCAAGGTGGGAGTGCTTCCGGCGCCCCTACAAAGGGCACGGCAGCTAGCGCCTTTGCGGCGGCGGCGGCTCAGCCCCACAGTGGGCCTACTGGACCAAAGAAGTCATAGATGATGTCGCTACCTTGGACCGTCGAGGCTAGAGGCGACTTCGAGCCCTATATTCACGAATCGGAGATATTTACTACTCGGGTGAATATAGAGCCATCAGTGAAGATTGTTCCGCCATGGCAAGTGGAGGAGCGCATTAATCCTGAGGAGGAGTTTCAGAAAGAGGAGCAAGGGCACGGTTATCACGGATGGTGGGAGTCAGGTAAGCGACCTAGTGCCGGTGGTGATGGCGGCGACTCTAGTTCTGATAATCAGCAGCAGTCAGCGGCAGATGCCACGATGGCCTTCCTTAATGCTAATCCTGGCGGGTTTACGATCTCGACTAAAGACGGGTCAAGTCCTACCACAGGGTTCCAAGTTGGTGGAGTAACTGCTCCGTTATTCGTGGATCCTAATAGCCCGGATACTGCTGCTGCCGTTGAGAAGTATGTCAATGATAATAAGGCATTGCTGGATCGTTCCGACATGCATTTGGGTGGTTGGCTCGGAGATGATGGGCGCTATGAAATCGAGGTTTCTCAACAAATAGCTAATCCTCAAGTTGCTGCTAAAGCTGCTGCGGATCGGAACCAAAACTCTTACTGGGATAATGCTCAAGCTGCACAGAATGACCAAGTTAGGTCTACTGGAACTACGCCGGATGGCAAGATATATGTGCCGCCCGCTCCGGGTCAAAAGGACACCCTGCCGGATCCTTTGCATTTTTCCTTTGGAACCGGAGACTTCGGCGTAGTTAACCCAATGACCAAAGAGGGCTGCCAGCCTATCACTGGTCCTAACGGTGAGGCTAGGATTGCGCCCTCTATTGGTGGTAGGCAGATTGCTGACTCGGCGGGGCTATCGCAAGAGTGGCGGGATAAGGCCGAGGATCGTATGGCCGAGGCGCAGATGCCGGATCAGCAGACAATGGCCGATAATAGCACCGCCCTTGTTGAGCGGGCATCTGCTAGGGACTTCTCGAACGGGATCGCCTTCTATCCTCGGGCCAACGCTGAGGCTCGTGATATAGCCAAGACAACTAATGGCATCGTTACGCCATATCAGGCTGCTGGTGCGATCGCTGCGCTTTCTCCGAACACCGTCATCGGCTCGAACATGACCGGCGCAAGATTTGTCTGTCAGGCTGTCGCAACTAACATGGTCATGCATTTTGATCCTCAGTGGCTTAAGGACTACAACTCGGGTATTTCTCGACCAAAGGATGACGGTACTCCCGGTAATCCATTCAATATTCAAAACGATACGCCGATAATGGAGCAGCCTACACGAGATGATGCTGCGGCGGCTGTGCTCGCCTATATGAAGGCGAACGGAATCAAGGAAGATCCTAAGTGGGGCGAGCCAAATATTGATGGTTCTATGCCAGGAGTTGGACTTAACTCCGGTACGTCAGGCATCGGTAAGGCTATTGATATAGCGTCCGGATTCCGCTACGAGGATCCTGCGGAGGCGGCTACTCCTGATAATACACTGGGCGCTGGCGGTGCTATGAAAGAGCGAGACTTTTTCAATAACATCATCAATCCTAATGACACTCAGTCTGTCACAATCGACGGCTGGGAAGTCGGCGCTCTTAAGGGAACCGGCGAATACAACGCAAAGATTAGTGACACTGAGAAAAAGAACTCTGAGACTTATAAGGTCATTATGCGAGCGCCTGTGTCCGGCGCCGAGGGTTATGGGGGCGGCTGCTATGCGCTTTGCGTGGACGCCATTAACGCCTCGACGGACCAGATAAATCAGGATACTGGGTACAGCCTGAATAATATCGAAGTGCAAAGTATTGGCTGGCACGCTACTCGCTCCGAAAGCAAGGGCGTCACGCCGTCAGCCGGTAATAACCCGGTTAATGCCCTTACGGCTGCTGATCTTCCGGCTGTATCTTCGACTAGTATCCCTATGTTCCCTAATGCCGTCGAGCAGCGACCGCTCCTATCGCAAAAGGCCGCAGCTACCGCACTTGCTAAGCAGTATCCGGGCATTAACTTTGGCGGCGTTACATCCATCTATGGGGTCAAATGTAATGACGGGACTGTGGCATTCGCACTGCCAGATTTCGAGATGCAAGACCTTATGGATCATAACGGTGACCTCGGGGCCACCGGGCATATCGCACAGGGACCGATGGAAAAGTACGGCATGTCACTCCCGACAAAGGAAGACATAAATACCGTCCTTAGCACTGTTGCCGATCTTCATGAGCGGGATCCACTCGACTGGTCTGATGTAGGAGCCACTAACGCTCTAACCAATGGTGGCTTTAAATCTGGTAAGACTCCTGCCGAGGCTCACCTTCCGCCACTGGTTACATTGCGTGGGCCAGATAATACTACGGCAGAGACAGGGTTTGATCCATATGGTGGCCTGCAAGGTTGGACTAGTCCGGCTGAGCCTAACTCGATATGCCTGAACGCATCGGTGCTTAGCCGGGAACATGTGAATACTGATGTTGGCTGGCATATGCCTGCTGGGAATACTGTATCGGTTCAGCAGTATGTAGCAACTCACGAGTACGGTCACCTAAATGAGTTTGCCACGCAGAACACGCCAGCCGGTAATCGGGTTCCTGCCGAAGTAAAGTCAGCGTTTTCGGCAGCTAATAAGTTCTCTGCAACTCAATCAGCTAACTCACCAAACTCATTGAGTGAGTATGGACGACAGAATGCACATGAGGCGTATGCCGAGGCATATACTGAGGTTTCACTCACCAATGGTGCTACGGATAACGCTGTAGCTCAGATATATGATCGAGTGTTTAACTGGACTGGTACGCACGCCGACTCGCAGGCTGTAAATGTTGCGGCGCTGGCTGTAAAGTCCGGGCTGTCTCCGGCTAAGGTTGAGCAGCAACTCAAGAATCATCCCGAACTAGGGAGCGCATAATGCATAAGATTACTCCATTTCTAACACCAATGGGTGCTTTCATAATCGCCGGGACGGATGGCAGTGAGCCGCCAAAACTTATCGGGCATGATCCTCTAGACGACATAGAGGAAGACCCCGAGCGGATAGACGAAATCGAGGCGATGATTAATGCTCAACTTAGCCGAACAGATCAAATCTGATGAAGTCATGCTTGGGTATGCCGGCCTGCCGGATCCTGAGGAGTGGTCAGAGGAAATCCAAATAGTTGAGGAAATCGCCTACCTCGACCGGACATTAGAACAGAACGGGCGGACACCAACGCATGACTATGGCGAGCTAAACTGGCTAGCTGAGATGCTTGGCTTGCCATTAGATAAATCAGGAGGAACCAACAATGCCTAATAGTTATGAGGCTCGTATGGCCGAGTATGAGGCCCAAGTGCGGGCTAAGTACACACAGGCTGAAGTTGACACTCTTGGAGCTAAGGGCCATGCTCTTAAGGACGATGATGGGGAGCACTATAGCTATCCCATTGATGATCTTCAAGACCTTAAGCGGGCCATTAAGGCCGTTGGACGTGGAAGTGCGGACCACGATAAGATTCGCAAATACATAATCGGAAGGGCAAAGGGTATGGGCAAATCGACATTGATTCCTGAGAACTGGAACTCAGACGGGTCCATTAAGCCCGAAGCTAAGTCCGCTGAGTTTTTGGCTTCGCAGTGGCGTGAAGGGCAGTCGTACAGTGATCTTCAGGACATGCTGTCGAGTGCTGTATCGGACAAGTTCTGCAAGGACGACGATGACTACACATATGTCTTTGATTTTGATGATGACAATGTAGTCTTTTGCCAGAATGGTGAGAAGTTTCAGACGGGATACACCATTGACGGAAATGACGTGAAGCTAGATAAGAAGCCAACTGCTGTCAAGGTTGTGACAACGTATGTGCCGATTGAAACTAAGTCGTCTGAGCCTGTTGAGGATCCGATCCCGGCAGTACCGAAGAAGTATTGGGCGTTGCGGGAGATGGAGCCGCCCATTGTTGCTGACTTCCAGGTTCGAGCGGAGGGTGAAGCTCCTACCGAGGCCGAGCTAGTTGGCTGGCCTTCGACCACTGGCAATGGCTATGACGTTATGGACTGGATGGGCGAATACACCGAAACGATTATGCCAGGTGCTTTTGCTAAGACTCTTAAGGAGTCGGACTACATTCCGTACCTTGTGGACCATAAGGGCGATGTGTTGTCCTCGTGGCCTAAGACTATGGACCTTGGCGAGGACAGCCGAGGTTTGCGAAGTGTGGCTCGCCTCGACATCGCAGAGAATACGTCTAGTCGGAATCTGTACTCTGGCGTCAAACGTGGCGACTACTCAAAGATGTCTTTCGCATTTAGGGCAACCAAGGAAGACTGGGATGAGACATACACTAAGCGGTCTGTGCTAGAGCTTCAGCTCTTTGACTGCTCGGTTGTGAAGTCGCCGGCCAACAAGCTGACCACGGTTGGCTTGCGTTCAGACGTGCAAGACATCTTGGGCCGTGAGGGCGTCATGCTCTTTAGGTCTGCTGGTCTTTTGTACACGGATTACGTGAATACTCGCCAACTTGACCAAACGGCTGAGCCTGTGTTCGAGGACACTATCTCGGCGCTCAAGTATATGGATGAGCGTATGTGTGCTCAACCTCAGTATATGTACTGTTCTCGTGCCAGAACGTTCAAGGTTATGGATGTGATTAGCCAACTACGTGCTGGTAAAACTATCTCTAGCGCCAATGAGCAACTGCTTAAGGACGCTCTCGATGCTCTCGGCCAGGGTGCCAATGGCGTCAAGGCTGCGGGCTCTGGGATCTCTGAAGCGGAGACAGCCATTCGAGCTACACTTGGAGATACTGAGCCTGATGCTAATAAGCAATTGGCAAGCAATAATGGTGGTCTAGATACTGGTAAGCTGAATGATGGTAACCCAGTTCTACCCAATGATGGAGCGGGAGTGCGAATGGCTAGGGCTAAGGCCGAGCTACTAAAACATCGCTCTAGTAGGTAACCTGTATTACATCTATGCAGGTCAAGATAGGTCTACTTGACATTCTCTATAGAGCATGATAGGGTAGATAGTAGAGGAGATATTGCTCCAAACGATGGTGCGGGGACCCGGAGCGGCCCGCCCTCGGTTAAAGTAGCAAGGCACAGGCTAAGCTAAGCTATTGAGACTTCGCTCCAAGTAATCCAAACCATCAAAGTAAAGGAAGATAACTATGCCTATTTTTGGAGAACCGAACTACACTGAGGGTGCGGTATTCGTTGTGGCGGGTACTGGTGCTGTGGCGCATACTGCTGCTGTTGACGAATGGACGATTGTTACTGGTGCTACAACCGGTGCAAGCGGGGCTGTTACGGTCACTCTCCCGGCCATTAGCACTTTGTTCCCGCTCGTGGCTGTTCAGCCTTCGCAGGCTGCGATTGCGGCAAGTGGTGCTGGTGGGACTGGCGCTCCTTATTACCCCACGGCTGCTGAAGTTGGTGGCATTGCCGTTAAGGTGACACAGGAGGTAGTTGCCTCTGGTTGCCCTGGTGTTTCCGTCGTGCTTAGTACGGCTGAAAAGACTGCGGGTGTCCTGTTGAATGGTGGCACTGGTGCTTATACTTTGCCAGCCGGTCCTTCGACTGCCAGTGCTCTTTTCGTGGCAATCAATGGTGACTGGTACGTGGGCTAAATAGGGTGAATATTGCTTTCGACGTTGATGGGGTACTGGACGCTTTTCCGCCAGTGATGTTGATGCTTTGCGGCTCGCTTACTGCGGGCGGTAATCATGTGTTCATCATCACTGGCATAGAGAGTGACGAGAAACCCACCCAGTCGGATCTAGACAATAAAGAAGCCTATCTCACCGGGCTCGGGTTTGGCAAGGGCAGCTATTACAAGCTGATTGTCATTAACCAGCCTCATGACAAGAACAAGGCGCAAGCCATCAAGGACAATAAGATTGCCCTGTTAATCGACAACAATGTCGATAACGTTAAGGCTGCAAAGAAACTTTGTGCCTGCCTTCTGCTTTGGAATACCAAAGAGAAGTAAAAGGATGTACCGCAAGCCGGAACTGAAGCACCACTCTCTGCCCGAGAGCCGGACTGATAGGAACCACTTGTAAGAAAATCCCGACACTTGTAAGAAATGTCAAAATGTCGGGAAATCCCAACAAGCCTATTGGAGGGCTATAAATGGATGATAAGGAAAAGAAAGAAGTTAAGCCCGGTTCGGTAAAGGCGCTTCGCTCCGAGAGGGAAGCATTTGTCACGGAGCTAGAGGGCATCGTTAAGGGCGCTGAGACCCGTGAGTCGAAGGACTTTACGCCGGAGGAAAACGTTCGGCGTGGTGAGTTGACGGTTCTGATTCAGAGTCGTGAGGACGCTATTGCGCAGGCTAAAAAGGTGAAGAAGAATGAGCGCAAAGAGGCGAAAGCCGCACAGGCTCGACAGTTCTATGGGCTGCCCTATGTGACTAACTCTCCGGGTATGATCTCGAAGCTGTCTGAGCACCGTGTGTACGAAAAGGGTAACGGTCGTTCGTTCTTGCAGGACGCTGCTATTGCCGGATTTGGCGCTGGTCTTGGGGCTCGTTATTTCAGCGCTGTTGAGCGCCTTCAGCAGCACGGCCAGGAGAACCACATTGTGGCTACCGAGATCGACGCTAAGGTCACTCGTGATGCTGCCGAGCAGTATTTCCTCGACCAGATGATTGAGGCTAAGAACCCTCGTGAGGACAACCGTGGGCACGTCTACTCTTACCGTGACTTTGTTGGCTCGGTTCAGGAGCGTGCGCTGAGCATTTCTCAGGGCGCTGGTGGAGAGTTTGTGCCTCCGTTGTTCCAGACGTTGGAATGGATTGAGTTTATGCGAGCCGGTCGTCCTCTGGCAGACTGCCAGAATAAGCAGGCTCTACCGGACGGCACCATGAACATTAACATCCCGAAGGTGGTCGGTGGTACTGCTGTCGGTCCTCAGTCGGGTGGAGAGAATACCCCAGTTCTTATGCAGAACTTGCAGACCGCTTATGTGTCTCTGCCTGTCGTGCTTAAGGCCGGTGGGCAACTTATCTCCTTGCAGCTTCTAGAGCGTTCACCTATCGCTTTCGACCAGATGGCCTTTAAGGATCTGGGCAAGGCATATGCGCAGGCGGTCGATGTTGCTGTTGCTAATGGTAACGGTACTAACCAGTTCGAGCAAATCGGTTCTGGTTCTGCCGACGTTGTTGGTATTCTGAACACCACTGGCGTACAGACTGTAACGTGGACTACGGTCACTCCTACTATCAAGGGTTTGTATGGGCAGCTTGGTCAGGCTAAAGCGGACATCTACAATACGTTGTTCCTTTCGGCCACCCACTGCTTCATGACCCCAACGTATTGGGAGTTTGTGGCTTCGCAGTTTGATACTGCGGGTCGTCCGCTCGTTGTTCCGTCCTATCAGGGTCCGTTTAACACGGCTATCCTTGCTCAGGATGCAGGGCTGAACATTGTTCAAGGTGCTGTAGGTTCGAGGGTCTTCGGACTTGACACCTATGCTGATGCTAACTTGCCTCAGCAACTCGGCGCCGCTAGCAACCAGTCCGTTATTATCGCTGGTCGGTTCGAGGAGAACTATCTCTTTGAGTCGCCTATTGTTACTAGGGTACTTCCGCAGACTTATGGCAACCAGCTTTCTGTGTTGCTGCAAATCTATGGCTACATCGCCTATACGGCGGCAAGGTATCCGAACGCCAATGCTGTGGTTACTGGCACTGGTCTTGTAACTCCTACGTTTGCATCTTAAACGTAGTTAGCAGTCCCTTTGGCAGCAGGGACAGTATCCGGCGAGCTGTCGTTAAAAGAGCCGGTTACTAAAGATGTCGGAGTGAGGGGCCGTATGGCGGGCAACGTACCTCCTCACTCTGACCCCAATCACAAAGGATAAGTGAATGCATCCCCAGACGATGATTACCGCCCTCGAACGAGAGCGTGAGCAGAACAAGAATGACGAGAACCATGTCAAGTTGATAGATGAGCAACTAGCTTATTGGCGGACACAACCGCTCCCCGCTGTAACTGTGACAGAACAAGGGGCCGTCGTGCAAGATAGAACGGAAGCATATCTCGCTGCATTGCGAGTCGAGAAGGAAAGATACCCGAAGCGGGCCAAGGAAATAGACAAAGAGATTGCGGCCACAGAAGCGGGTAGGGTTCAAGGCGTTTCCCGTGCGGTAACGCATGTGCGGGGCGTACAAACGGCAACGATTGACAACGACTTAGAGGATTAATATGACTTTCACGCCCGTCTTGCTCACCGGCAAGTTTCAGGATGGTTCTGGCAGTCCCTTGTCGGGAACGCTGACAGTTACGTTGTCACAGTCCATGAGCAACGGCGGGCTCGTTGTCATTCCGAATGCCAAGGTTCTTACTCTTGATAGCAATGGAAAGATTTCTCAAATCTTCTATGCTAATACGGATCTGAATACTGTACCCTATAGGGGTGCCTGGTATCAGATTACAGAGAACTTAATCTCGGAAACTCCGGGTGCGTCTGGTGCATCTGGTACTCCGCTTGCTCAGGGGCAACAGCGAGACTACTCGATTCAGATACCGGCCTTCGATGCTCCCTATAGTTGGTCTTTCAATCCGACAACCACTGTTGGAAATGTTGGACCGGGTAATGCTGCTTTTAACAACACGGTTTATGCTAATGTTACACAGATGTTCGTGAGTATCACGGATACTGGTAATAACTCTACGGCTGCATGGTTAGATAGCCTTGTTGATGGCAACGTCAGTGTTTATAGTATCTCAGCGCCAGGTAACTATGTCATCTTTGCTGTGACTGGTTACACTGTATCTGGCAATGTCATCATTCTCGATGTTACCTATATCACGAGTCAAGGTACACTGCCTCAGCTTGGTACAAGTTCATTAGGTGCGCTCGTTGGCTATGGCGGCGACCTAATACTTGGCAAGCCGATCACTACTATTGACATATCTGCCCTCATGCCTGGTACTCCTGGCGGGTTTAGTCCGACTGGTACTAACCCAGCCGGATCCGTGCAATGGACAACTTATCTCGATATGCCGGAAGTTTTGCAGTGGTTGCAGTTTACCAGTGCGCCGATTCCTGGTTCGAATGAGTCCAATCTGTTGCAGCGACTCATTGATTCGGCGTGTTGCATTGCTCAGGATATAGCTGGTCGTCCGCTAGCTCCGACAACTTTCTATGAGCGGCATGATGGCTGGTCTGGTGAGTATATTCAGCTTCACTATTCGCCAGTGATTCAGGTTTTGCAGTGTCAAGAGTTTCAGTCTACTGGTGGTTTCATTCAGCTAACGGAGTCAACACCGCAGAACCCTAGTGAGGGTATTCAGATAGACTATCGCACTGGGCAAATCATGCGCACTTTTGCTGGATATTCGTGGCCTCGCCCATTCTATCCGGGTTCAAGGAACATAGAGGTAACATATGTGGCCGGGTATGATCCGGTACCTCACAATGTATGGATGGCGACCGTTAATCTAGTCGCCTACTGGTGGCGCAACTGGTACCAGGCATCTCGTACCTTTACTAAAACGCCAGCGGGCTCGAATCAGCAAGCAACTGTTGAACTTTGGCCTGGGGTTCCCGATGAGATTGCCGAAGTATTCGAGTCTTACTATTTGCATACGGTAGGTTAGAATGACTGGCGTAACACTGCCCTCCGCTGCTCCGGCCTCCTATGCTGCTTTGTATGGGTTTATTGCTGCACTTGCTGCTGAGCAGGATCCTCCTATCTTTGTGGTACAAGGTGACTTACAGGAGTTTGAGCCTGCCACTTATATTGTTATCGAGGGTGTGTTTGATGATCAGTTTGTCATTGAGGCAACTGGCTATACCTATATTGAACATTTTTCTATTGAGGGCAATGTAACGATTTTCACTGGCAGCGGTCCAACTGATTCTCCAGGTAATATACCGGCTACAGTTATGGCAGCAACCTATACAGCATACGCCAATGTAGTTATGGCAGCGGTAGTGACAAATCGTGGTGGAAACGGTATCCCAGTCCTTGGAGTCGAGAGCTACCCATGGCCCTTTGAGATTAAAGCGCATACTGGCAGTTATATGGCTTCTCCTGCCTTCATTGGCGGCGCTACAGGCGGTTGGCAAGGAACACTTAACTGGTCATTTCAACTTCGAGCGTTAGTATCCCCATATTCAGTTTAGAAAGGAAACTAGATGGCCCGTCTAGTATCTGAAATAACTAAGCAAAAGAATCGTGATCGTGCTAGGAAGTGGCGCAAGGAAAATCCTGAGAAGCATTATCAGAATACTAAGAAATCTCGCCAAAGAAATCCTGAGACTCAAGGTATATATGTACGACGATATCCAATGGTTGTTTGCATTAATGTTTATAAAATAACAATGGGCTGTCAAGATTGTGGTGAGCACTTTATTGGACGACCAGAGTGTTTAGATTTGGATCATAGGCCAGGAACAGATAAGTTATTTAATGTTTCTCAAATGATGACACATTCATTAGAAAACATTATTAGAGAAGTCGAGAAATGTGATGTCGTGTGCGCTAACTGCCACAGGACCCGCACTGTGAATAGAAAAAGGAGTACATGATGGGCGGAATAGGTTCAGGTCTCGGTGGGTACGCCGCCATCGCTGAGGGTATAAACACGGTAAATGATTATGCTGCTATAGTTGACTACCAGGCACCGGATACTATGGTGCCGGTCAAGACAGCTAAGGGCACGTACAATCCTCACAAGGTACAGGGTGGCCCGTACATTCGTTATCTACAAGGCAGTGGTGTCATTGATGTTGGATCAGCCAACGTTGCTGTCTATCTGGACGCTCAGATGACTATGACTGGTGACTTCATCAATACGCATATGGCGCTCATGTTGGCGCAGGCCTTTGGTGGGCTTGCCCTTCCTACGCCTACTGCATTGGTGCAGGCGGCGTCGGGATCGGCGGCATATATTGCACAGAACGCTACGGGTGCCGCTAGTGGTTCCTTTAATGGTTTGTATGTGCAGGATGGTTCGTGGATTGACGCTGAACTTGGCGTTCCTGATACTGCCGGTAATCTTCACTTTGAGGACTATGTAAACGGTAAGATTACCAAGGCTGAATGGGTGTTTCCTCGTGACAACGTTGTGACGTTCTCCTATGATTGGGACTTTGCATTTGTTGTGTTGACGGACACTCCGGCTCTTAAGGCGGGCACGACTGAGCCTGTTGGATTCGTTCCCTTTACGATGCCGAACAGTTCAAGCCTATTTACAGTGGGCGGGGAGTCGGTCGATGGGTGCCGTAAGATTACTGTTACCCTGACGCCAAAACTAGCAGTAGATCGTGCTTATGTCGGTAATGAGTACAAAGAGGAGCCCGTCACTAATGGCCTGATCGAGGTTGCTGTTGCGCTCGATATGGACTACACACCTACAGCCAAGTCCGATATCTTTGACCTATTTATTGGTGCTCGGTCTGGTGCTTCTGGTGCTTCTGGTGCTTATACATTTCAGTACCCATACTTTACTCCATTGGGCACAACGGTTATTAAGGCGGTCACCGGAGAGATTGCTACGTCCGGGTTTAATGACACGTTCCAGTTGAACTTCCCACAGCTCATCATTCAGTCTGGTGGTGAGGCTCCGCTCGAAGGTTTGGATATCGTGAAGAACACGATTAACCTCAAGGGTGTTGTTGACGCCTCTGGTAATAGCCCTAGTTTCTCACTCACAACCAAGGACACTACGTATTAAGAGAGGCATTTGTCTCACAATATAACTGAAAGGAAACGACATGCCCGAGTCCACCTTTACCTATAATGGCGAGGAGTACAGCTTCTCACCTGAGCGAGACATTGGCATCTCTGAACTACGACACATCAAATCTTGGTTCTCTGACTTAGGGGACTATCAGGCGTTTGTCACTGCGGCATCTTTGGGTGACCCGGATGCTTTGGCGTGCCTTATATGGATAGCCCAGCGAAAAGCTGGGGTAAAGAAAGTGCGAGAGCCCATTAGCTTCCCCGACTTCTCAATCGGTGAAGTGATGGGCTCTTTTGTGTCTATTGATGGGGTGCATGCAGTTGATAAGGTACAGCCTATTCGTTTAACGTTAAATGGTGAGGAGTACACCTTTGATCTTGAAAAGAATCTTACTCACAAAGTACTGAAACAAATCAAGAGATGGTATCCATCATTGGGCTCGTTAGTCCGATTTACGGTTGGTATGTTTCGTGGTGATCCAGACGCCTTGGCGTGTATAGCGTGGATCTGTTGGGGCGGCCCTAATGATAAGTCTGTGCCTATGCCTAACCAGATTGATCTTGCCGCTGGTGGTCTATTGGACTCGTTTGATTATGATGAGCCTGAGGAGCCGGTAATGCCAGAGGCACCTGAGATTCAGTTACCCGATCAGGAGGAACCTGAGGCAGTAAACCCTCCTTTGCCCTCCGATGGAATAAGCTCCTCGGAGGGAATCCAGACGAACTCTGGCTCAGTTGGCAGCCTTATGTCTCCTTTGCCCTTGGCATCGGTCCAGAGGAAGCCGAACGACGACCCTTCCTTGAGTACATCGGATGGGTCTACTGGATAGAGAATGTTTATTTTGATACAATCTTCCCTGCCTTGTGCGGGGTGAAAGGTTTAGCATAGCGTGAATGGTAGTGCTTCGATAAAGGTCGATACTCGGGCCTTTAACGGTTATATGGCTAGAGTGACGGCAGATGCTAAGAGGGTAACTCGTCGTGTTCTTCGGGACATGGCGAGAGATGCTGCTTTGCTCGCTCGTGCTCGGGCGCCACATAACATGAATCCATCGACCATTAAATGGGATCTGGTAGCTTTAGGGCCGATTATAAGAGCGGACGGTGCTACGGCTGCTTATGATGGTGGCGAAGTAAACCGTACCTTTAACCATCCCATTTTTGCTAGTCCAAATATTCCACGTAAGCAATGGAACTGGACTGGTACTGCCAACACGCCATCGCAGCCTACATATCCTTTTATCGAGGAGGCTGCTCGTGAGGTTGTGCAAGATGCTGAGTTACTAATGGGAGCGGCACTGCAAGAGATGTTTGACTCCGAGGAAGCTGCATAATGACTGCGCATATAACTGTCTACATGCTTATGAACACGACAGATTTTGAGGCAGGCGCTCTCAAGACTAAAGCCATAGGTGATGAGCTTAGTAACACCATGGGTACTACTGGCACCAGTATGGGTCTTAAGCTGTCTAAGGGATTCGAGGATGGTACTAAAGGGATTGGTGGACTTTTTACCAAGATAGGTAATATGGGCAGCAGCATGGGAATACCTTTGTCTGGTGCCTTTACTAAGATTGGCGTTTCAATCCAGGGTGCTGATACTAAGGCTGCCACTTTTACAGCAACTATGGAAGGTATTGGTAAGATTAGTCTTTTTGCCGGTCTTGCTGCTGGTGCTGCTGTAGCTCTTGAGGGTGTGAAGGTTTGGGATGCTCAAGAAAAAGCTGTAGTTGCACTCGACACTGTTGTGAAAAATACGGGTGGTAACTTAGGCGTCTTTGATAAACAGTTTGCTGCTGTTACGGCGTCAGCCAAGTTGTTCACTAAAACTGATGTTGCTGATGCATTGTCGAATCTTACAATGGCAACAGGTAGCTCAACTAAAGCCTTGTCTATGATGACTACTGTTGAGGGTATGGCGGTGTATAAGCATGAGTCACTAGCCGTAGCTTCCGACCAGTTAGACCACATTCTTGGCGGATCTACTCGTACCCTTCTTTCGTGGGGCATTAATCTCAATGTGTCTTCTGGTCGTTTGCACTCTGTGCAAATGGAGGAGGAAGCGCTACAGAAAGCAGAGCTAAACCTTCAGAATGTTCAGCAGCAGCACGCTGCTGGTTACCTTGAGGGCGTGCAGTACTTGGACAAGTATCGTACTGCTTCTTTAGCAGTGAGTGACGCTCAAAGTAACTTGTCTAACGCTGAAACAACTACTTCCCGAGTGCTGAATCTATTAAGTAATCGGTTTAAGGGCGCACAAGAGGCATTAGGTAGTACTTTTGCTGGACAGATTCAAGAGGCTCGTTCGCAACTAACCAACTTTGCTGGTTCGATTGGTGGTGTAGTTGTTAAGGGTATAGAAAAGTTTGAGATTGTTATTGCAGGTGTTGTTAACTTCCTTATGAAGTTTAAGGCTGTAGCTATTGCTCTTGGCGCTGTTATATTTGGGGTGCCTGTGGCTGGTGCCTTCATGTACTTAGGATCTGTTATAGTTAAACTAATCTCCTATGTTCTTACGTGTGGTAATACCTTTAATACCTTTGGTATAAAGGCTAGGGCGTCGGCTTCTGGACCGCAGGCAATGGCTGTTGCTTTGCAAGAGCTTCAAAAATCTATGGTCCAAACTGGTACTGAAACTCCCGAAGTTAATGAGGCGCTAGCACAAACCGGTACTGCTGCACAGCAGGCCGCCGTTCAGGTACAGGGGTTGCAACTTTCTTTTGAGGAAGCTGGTGAACAAGCGCAAGGCCAGATGTTTGCTATAGATGCTTTTGCAACGGCTCTTGATCCTGAGCTGGTAGAGGCCGCTGAAACGGCTAAGTTAGCTGTGTCAGGTATTTTTGCTGCCTCTGTGATTGGTGGCCTTATGGCAGTAGTTACTGTTGTAGGCTACATTGTTAATGCTTTGCGGTCGGCAAGGGCAGCGGCGCTACAGCTTGCAACTACGGTTGGTCCTGGTGCCAGTTTGAACAGTGCCTTTACGTCGTTTTATCAGCAAGGCAATGTCATGGGCATGAGTAACATTTATGCCCAACAAAAACAGGCATTGGCAGGTATGAATGCTGGCGGTGTTCAGTATAGTTGGCAAACTATGCCTTTGTCAGAGTATGAGGCCAAATATAAGGGCGCTCGAACTCGTGGTGAAAAGACTGTGCCAATAGGCCCTGATCTTACTCCTGAGACAACTATTGAAGTTTGGCTAGGGAAAGTTACTGCCGCTTCGAGGGGTTACGTTGCTCAGCTAAAGGTAGTTCAAAATGAGGAAGCTGAGTTAAACCGTATTCGTGGGATGAGTGCAAAGCAGTTGGCGGCCTTCATTCGTCAAGAGCAAATCAATGAGGGGATTGTTCCCTATACAAGTCCTGCTGCTCCGAAGATTCCAGGTGTATCTAATCCACCTGGTAGTATAGGCTATAAGACTAGTCCACTTATTGCTGCATATCAATCCATGGAGCAGGCCATGCAGCAGGCACTACAGACCGGTACTATACAGTCTTTGGCTCCTCAGATGCAGGGCGGTATTGGTCATGGTGGCGGTGGCCCAACATTAACAATGCCTGAAGCTCTAGTAGCCAAAAGTTCTAGTGCTGGGTTTAATAAGCTGAATGAGGAGCTTAAGACGCTGTGGGATAATGGCCTAAAGCAACAAGCTCGACAGTTGTTGGCTACCTATAATGCTGAGTTACAGTACTATGGTGCTCTTGAAGCTAACCAACAGCGGATTGCATTGGCTGATGAGATTCAGCAGCAAGCACAAGCCTTAACGGATCAGACTACAATCATATCGGATATGGCTACTGCAGTAGTGTCAAAGATTACAGACACTACGGCGGTTATGTCTGCTCAGAATCAAAAGGCTGTTGATATATCGAATGACCAAACACAGATAACCGTAGATAAACTGGGTGAGCGTGGACTCTATGGTTTGAACTTGGTTACTCAAGAGTTGCGAGTAAATCTCGATCAGATAACTCTTAAGTGGACTACGGCTGCTGATAATCAGGCCATTGTTGTTGCGCAGACTGCAAAACGTGGTAATGAGGCGGTTAACAATGCGAAGATCAATGAAGCTAAAGTAGCGGCAAAGTGGGAGCCAGTTGTGGCGGCTGCCCAAAAACGTGAAGATATTATGGTAGCCGGTGGTACTTCTTTGCAGCAAGCAGCCGCCCAAAGTGGATTGAAGGTTGCACAGGCACAAGAGAGTAAAGCCGAAGCCATTGCTGCTAAGGCATATACACAACAGCAAGACATTGCTAACAGGCATAATGCTTTGGCACAGCAAACACTAACTGCCATTCAGAATCAGGGTAAGATTGCTGAGCAAAAGGCTACTAACCTGGTTAACATTGAGCAGGCAAAGGCTAATACTCAGTTTGCCGGGTCAGGTGTTCATATTGAGATAACCGGGGTTAATCCCACAGATAGTAATGCTATAGCCTCGGCAACAAGTTGGGCCATGAGAACGAAGGTGCCAAAGTAATGTCAGGTGTACCGCCATATCTTGATCCTAAGAAAGATGCCGGAATCATTGGGCTGTTGTCTGACCCGAACTTCGGTAACTACTGTATTTGCTATAATAGCTTCCGTTTTGGCGGCGGGTTTAATGGTACCTACTGGAAAGAGATTGATGGGCTCGACATCTCAACTATGCGCATGGGTGACTCAGGTCGTCCTCGTGACACTGGTGAGTTTACTGGGTATGACTTTCTTGGTGGGCGTGACTTGATCTTTAAGGGTGATGTTGCTAATGGTGGGGATCCTAACCCGACCTTCACTATGCAGCAGAATCTCAATATTATCGGTAGTGCGTTTTTGCCGCAGGCGAACGTTGAGACTCCACTCTACTTGTATCTGCCTGGTCAAACGGCGTCGTACATAGACAACATCGTCCATGGAGCTACTGATGCAACAGGCGCTGGTCCTGGTCCGATCATGAATCCGCCTATTCTTCAGGTCACTGGTCGCCCTCGTAACCGGTCATGGAAGATTGATATTGCGTTTGCTTTGGGCAGGATAGCTCAGGATATACAGCTAGCAGTTCACTGTACAGATCCTCGATTATATCAGTATCCTACGTATACTGCTTACTTTGAGAATGATCCTGTTGTTCTTACTAATAGCGGTAACTGGGATTGTCGGCCCATCGTCTATTTGATGTCACCACCGTCATCGGGTGCTGGTGAAGTAGATAATCCGTCCTTACAAGTCAACAATAACGTGATGACTTGGGGTAACCAAATCTTCAACAATATGTTTCTTGTTGTGGATTTATATAATCAGACGGTGACTCAGTATTTGGCTAAGTATGCTGCGTATGTTGGTGCTTCATGTGCTGGTGCGCACTTAACGGATCTTAATGGTTCATATGCTTTGACGGCTAGTGTGTCTGGTGCCTTTGCCGACTTTGCAAATACTGGTAAGGCATACCTTCAGACTAATGAAGGTCTTGCTACTTTTTCGTACTCTGGTCAAGATGTTCCGCACACTACGCTATATGATTGTGAATATCTCTCTGGGAACTTTGACTCTGGTGTAGAGTTAGTTGAATATGGTATGATTCTGCAAGATGATGATGCAGGTATACAGCTTATGCAGACCCCATATACTGGTGCGCTATTGCCTGGTGCTGGCGGTTGGTCTAGCACTAACTGGGGATCACTGTTGCCGAGCAGCGCTTCGTTCCCTTCAGTTGGTCCGTCGGGTGCCAGCGGTTCTGGTTGGGGCGAGAATACCATTCAATCGTCTAACTGCCTTGGTATGGTCAACTGGGCTAGTGCTTGGATTTTGTAGAAATGGTAACCAGAACAGACAAGATTGAGTACTTACTCTACAATAGCCTAACTGGTGAGTATGTAGAAAGCCTGCCGTTTACGAAGGTTTCCTTCAGCGGAGGCCCAGTGAATAGCGCCGGGTCATTCTCAGGTAACCTTAACATTCAGGATGTTGGTGTTGCTAGGAAGAACTGGGGCCAGTCTACTAAGCCGAACTACAATACACTTATCATTGATCTTGGTGGTCAAATCATATGGGGTGGCGTGATTTCGGGCCGCAAACCACTGTTCAATGAGCAAGGCTTTGACCTTGAGATAGATGCTTCCGAAGGGTTAGCTTGGCTTCAGTACTGGGTACAGGCTACTGACTATTCATCTCCTCCGTATTCTGGTATAACTGGGATATCGGGGAGCGGTATGCCGATCTGGAACAAGTCTTATCTGTACTGGCTTGCGCACAGTGGTACTCCTCAGCAAATGGGTGCTACCTATATCAATGAAACATATGGGTATCAGCCTTACGTCTGGGATCCAATGCTTATGGGTGCTCAGATCATCGCAGACAAGTATGCTGCTGAGCCTGCTAATGGGATATGGGGCGGTACTCTCAAGATCAATCTAAATGGTGTGACTGTTTGTAACTTCTCTCAAGCTAGTTACTTGACTCCTCCGGTAGACGGCGGGGATCATGGGTTGGCCTATATTGAATCTCCCGTCATGACATTCGATACTAACGGCAATATAACCAGTGGCATTAGCGGCATCCGTACACCACCGTTTAACTATGTAGAGATTAACTTTCCTTATACATCTCTACAAACTTTGCAGGCCTTGGTTTCTCAGCTAACGAATCTTGGTTATCAGATTGGCTTTGATGCAGCAGTAGACTTCAGCTACACGGACGGCAAGTATTCTCCGATACAGGCCACTGTTAACTTCAGTTATCCTCGGCGTGGAGCTGTTGTTTATGACGCTACTCCTTGTAGTATTCCAGCCGGTAATGCTGCTACACTATTGCTGAACCCTGGAAACTGTCACTCGTGGACATTCCCTGAGGATGGTACGACTCAAGGTAACACTGAGTACTTCACTGGTGGTAACCAAGATATCGTGGTATTGGAGAATATCTACACCGAGGCCGGTGAGAAGTATGGGGGCTATCCGAACACTGATCGAGTGACTAATGTGGCGAACCTCAACTCGCCTAATCCTACTCAGCTATTGCAGGCCATGGCCGATAGTGCACTCCGCACTAACTCGTGGCCCCCGGTAGCTCCTGTCATTGTGACTGACGCTTTTGATCCTAACAACGGACTTGGTACCTTTGTTGTTGGGGATGACTGTACTGCTTGGATGCCGTCGAAGGATCAGGATGGTAATGTGTTCGATCCTCGGTTCCCTCAGGGGTTGCCGCCTAATGAGTGGCGCATTACGCAGTACCAAGCTGACATTGCCGATGAGGGTGAGTCGCACTGTACGTTTACTATGGACACGCCTCCGGCTCAAGGCTACAACTTCAATAACCCGATTCTTCAGGGGAACTAATGCCTACTCCAACTCCTAGACCATCTGAAGCATTATACGACCATCTGGCGAAATCGAACGCCGATAGGCACTCCCTTGCTCAGCGTCAGACTTGGGTCATACAGGATTGGACTCGTCCTACTGTTAGTTCTGGTATTTATGTGCGACAGTTCGCCTCTGCGGCTGGTGACTCTGCTAGTAAGTATGTTAATGCCATAACCCTTGGTGCTAGTCCTGTAGCTAGTAACTATCTTGTTATGGGCGTTAATAACTATGGTGGTCTAACTAGTCCAAGTCCAACTGGTTGGACTGTTCTTGGTGAGTCGTGTGGCGATAACTTTTATTGGTTTGGACGGCTAGTTGAGAGTGGTGATGGACTGACATGGGGGCCATATACCTACTTCACCGGACCGTATAGTGCTGAAGGCGGAATAGCTGGTGGTATTTGGGAACTGGTAAATCAGTCTGCTTCTCCGCTTGGATATCCTTGGGGAAACTTTACTGTTTATCCGCCAGAATATACAGTTGGCATTGAGTTAGGATCTTATGGAGCTACAGTAGAGGCTGGGGACTTACCTTTGGTTATGGCTCTTTCTACTGCATATGCGAGTGGTGTTCCGCCGAGCCCAATAACGTTGACTAGAGCGGATAGCCTGCCTGTTACGCCAAGAGGCACACAAGAATCTCCTACTGCTCCCTATCCAGGTATTTTTGCATTTGGAGATTCGGATACACTGCCTGCTTCATCTAGTGCCATATTTACGGCAACTGTGCCATCCTCACCGCCTGTCCTCCAAACGGAGATTTCTGTTTGTACCTTCCATGCAGGAGCTTAAATGTCAGGAGCTAGAACAGTGAGTGGGAGCCATTAATGCCCGTTATTTTAACAGGAGCTACAGGTGCCACAGGTGCAACTGGTGCTCAAGGCGCAACTGGAGCTACCGGCGCAACCGGCGCAACTGGCGCTACTGGCTCAGCAGGTGGCTATGGCGATCCGGGTGGGCTCGGTGGTCTTGGTGGCCCTGGCGGAACTGGTGCGTTAGGCGGTACTGGTGCTGAAGGCGGCATTGGCGCCTCTGGTGTAGATGGTGGCGCAACTGGTGCAACCGGCGCTACCGGCCCTATGGGCGCTACTGGTGCAACTGGTGCTAGCGGCGTTATAGGTGCCTCTGGTTCGGCTGGCCCTTCATCTCAGGATCAAACGGTAATGATTATTGGGCAACTGCCCAATAACCTGCCTACTGAAGATCCGCCCTTTTCAACCGGTGCTAGCGGTGTCGAGTCTCCGCATTGGGTTAGTCCTGCACGTCCGCTCTTTGGCATTCAAATCTTTGACGATTTTGGGAACATAAAGTTTGAAGCTAATCAGCGAGATGGTTTGCTTTATCCTTCTGGCGGTGGAGGTGGTGCCGGCGCTACAGGAGCAACAGGTGCACAAGGTGCATCAGGTACGCCAGGAGCTTCGGGCACGCCTGGTACAGCTGGTGCTACTGGTGCTAGCGGTGCCGGAACTATTGGCGCTACTGGTGCTAGCGGTGCCGGAACTATTGGTGCCACAGGCGCCACTGGTCCTAGTGGTGGTGGTGGTGGTTCGGGCTCAGGAGCTACAGGTGCCACTGGCCCTACAGGGGCAACCGGTAGTG